GTATCCCGTTGCCGGGTCAGCCTGGCTTCCTTCTTAGTCATTGAGTTGATTTGCTCTGTCAATGTCGCTAAGGATTGACTCTGCCTGTTCAAGGCGTCGCTGGCTTGACTCAATGAGCTGTCGGCTGTCGTCAATGACTGCCTTGTTGTCGTCAACTGTTCTTTCGCTTGCGTCAATTGACTCTGCAAGGCTGTCGAGTTGCTGTCCAGCCTGTCTAATCTGCTCTGTAGCTGTGCTAACGTTCTCTCTTGCTCTCTGATTGTCGTCTTTAATTGATTGTACTGTACGGCTGACATCGTGATTGCCGCTGGCTGCTTGTCTATCGTAGTGCCGGTACACCATCCAGCCTCCGGCAAGAGCAACCAGAAGCAGCAACAAGCAAGCAATGATAAGTGTTTTATTTTGTTGGACAATGGCTTCAACTTCCTTTCTCTGCGGCAGATACAATAAAATCACCTCCTACATATACCACTCATTCATATCCAGTCCCCAGTCCCAGCCATCAATGCGGTCATCGGATGTGTACTGCCATCCTGCCAGCGGCAAGCGGCAAACTTCCGAGCAATCACACGTTGCATTGTACTGGTTATACCAAATTGGGACATAATCTGCCAATTCACTTGTAGCAATGTAGTCTCGCAGGGCGTAATAGCCGGCGTAGATACCGGCCGACTGACCGGCTGCATTTAATTCTGAAATAAATGCCGAACAGCGTCCCGTAGGATCTGCAACGCCGGTCAACCACTTAACCGGGTTCGGCAACGTGTTGGGATCGTCTTCAATGTCGTACCAAATCCCCAGTGCCGGTGTTTCACCGCCCAACAGATTAAGCATGGACTGTGCTTCCACTCTGGCTTCATCGGGAGTCCAGGCGTGAGTATAGCAATAGACGCCCCAAGGTAAGCCACGTTTACGACATTCGCCGATGAAATCATAGACGCAAGCCGTCGGAGATTGTCCGTTCAACGCTTTAATGATGACGCCTTCGACGCCAGCATTGACAATATCGTCAAAGTTAATGCCTTCTTGCCAATCAGAAATATCAATTACTTTCATATGTGCGCCTCCTATTCTTCAATCGTTTTAATTCCATATTCATGAGCCAGCATATTTTCTGCTTTGCATCCACGGTATTTTTTCCAATCTCCGATAAAATATGCCACATCAGCCTGCGATAAAATCAAGATGGATTGGCCTAAAAACCACAACGGCTTAGCATCATGAGGTGCTCCCTGGAAAAACGAGTCCAGCACAACAACGTCTTCGCCATATTGCTTTTTAATCGCTTTAATCGCACGGGTCCGCTCTGCTAAAATTTGTTTGTCGGTTTTATCTCTCATAGGCTGGCTGATAAAGGCTTTAATTGTACTTATATATATTCCTCCTAATCTTTTACACAGTAATTTCCCCACTTCTTGTAAACGTCGACATAGGTTTCGTTTTTGTCGCCGTTGTGTGTAACTTCGTAGTACATGCCATCTGACACCGTCGTACTTACTAAGCACTTCCAGTTCTGTAAGGTTTTGGCAAACCAGACGACAAAGACGTCATCCATCGTGAGTTTTTTCCCATCAGTAACATCTACATGGTCATTAAAATAATTCATGACGATTCTTCTAGCTTTTTCCTGCATCCTTCTTGACCTCCTGTCTTAATGGCATAGCTCCTACTGGCGAATTATACCGCGAATCCATACCGTACTTTGTCCAGGCTGCTTTTGCCAGGCCCACGATCCCGGCCAAGCCGCCGGCCACGGCAGAGACACCGGACCAGCAACTCATAAGTTCAAATTTTGTACCATTTAGTGCATTTGACCAGTACCCGTAAAGCCAGCTACATAAAATCAGACAAAGAAAAATCATCATGATGACGGACAACATGATGACTAAAGCCAGCCAATTTTTCTCTGCCCAATGTCCAAATTGGACAATCTTTTTCATAGCATCCCTCCTAATGCCGAAAATAATCAACAATAAAAGATATGATACCGCCGATAATGCCAGCGATGACATACATCGAATTGATACGATGATGAGCCGAACGGCCGCGCTGATCTGCGATGATTGCCAGCTCTTTCGTAGCCTGAAATTGCTCTTCTAATTTTTTCACCGTATCGAGCGCCTGCTTTGATTGTGCTTCAAGTCGGCTCATGCGTTCTAGAACTTCCGTCTGGAAATCATGTTCACTCATACGCTCTCTCCTACATACCCTTTCACTTCGTCTTCGGTATAACCTAACCTTAATAGCTTGCAGTTTGTATCTGCTTTGTATTCGTACTGATACCGAACGTTATTCTGCTCATCGACGGCTATTTTATGGGTATCATCTGTTAAGCCATCCCCTGTTATTTCGCCTACGTTAAACCATGCGTGCATTGTGTCCAGCAGATTTTGGAAAGCTGGCTGCCACTGTTCTTTGGGGAAATTCTTACGGATATATTCATAATCTTCTTTTGTGTTTAGATTTTCCGGGAATCCTACCATTTTAGTGCCTCCTATGTAAATGCGTAATACATGCCAACTTGTTTGATTGTAGCAACGAAGGGAATCTGGTCTTTATATTTCTTAATTTGTTTAATCAGCACTTTACTACCCGTAAATGTTACGTACAGATTGCCATTTAAGCGATATTGCAGTTTCAGACATTCCCCGTTATTTTTCGTGCTTTGCGTAATCATTTGTCCCGTCACTACGATTTCTTGATTCAAGATTTCAGATAGCTTTTTCTTCTCTCCATCCAGGGTAGTTTCATCTGTCGCAAATTCAGAGAATTTATGTATGTTTTCCAATATTGACCATCTCCTTTAGCTCATCTAATTCCATTCGTATTGCCAGATTATGAGTCTTAGCGTGTTTTAACCAACCATATGCGCTTGCTATTTGAGCCATAGCCCTGTCTTTATCTATGGTTCCGCCTTCCAACCGTCGCTTGACGGTACGCATACGACGGCGGATTCTTTTTGCTGTTGATTTTCGCACCAGGATTTTTCCATTCGGGAAATGGCGATAGCCTAAAAAGTCTAAGCCTTGCCAGGTATGGAATAGCGATAGCTTGCTTAGTTTCATGTCCAATCGTTCATAAACGAATTGTTTCACCTGGCGCATAACCTTATTTAGCGCTGTTTTGTCATTACCAAAGATGACGAAGTCATCACAATAACGAACATATGCTCTGCAATGCAATTCATGCTTGACAAACATGTCCAGCTCATTAAGTACCAGATTCCCGAACCACTGACTCAGAAAATTACCGATGGGGACATTCTTTTCGGTATGGGTGCTATCAATAATGTCATCCAGCAAACTTAATACTTCCTGGTCTTTGATTTTATGACGTATGACCGCTTTTAAAATGTCATGCCGGATAGATGGATAGAACTTGCTAATGTCACCTTGTATACAATACTCGTACTGGTGGACGAATTGCATACACCGAATACTTCCTTTATGTTGCCCTTTCCCTTTTCGACATGCATAGCTATCGTAGATGAAGATCGAATCCCATATAGGGGCCAGCACATTGATGATAGCGTGTTGTACAATTCTGTCCGGATAGAATGGCAGTATGTAGATAGTACGGTGTTTCGGTTCATAAATTTCCTTTATCCGGTATTCCGCGGTATGAAAGGTATGATGCATGAGCATTTTTTGTAATTTTTTGAGATTTTCTTCCTTGTGAGCGTCAACTCGTTGAATCTGTTTTTGCCATGTCTTCCCCTTCCTGGCATCATGATATGCCAATTCTAAATTATCCATTGCATAAATTTTATGGTAGAGATTCCCATATCTTTTCATGCAAATCCTCCTATAAAATTCGCCTGTGACGTTCATTTGCATTACTAGCCACAGGCGTTTCCCGTTGTGTATTTTGGCATTATCGCCAAGGCATATAGACCAGCCGTTGGGATTATGGCACGGACACCTATTTATTCCCGACGTATCGGACGCACCACGTGCCCCATTGCTCCTGTTGCGTTGCGTGGAGAAATTGTTGCAATTCGTAGAGCGTGAGCTGCAATTCGCACTGTCGCTCCACCAGCTGCCGAATAGAACGTGACGTAAAAAGCCATAGCACGAGCCGTGGAAGCCTATATACCTATTTTTTTAGCTAAATATTAAATTTCAGGGGCCAGCGGCTCGGACGCACCACGCGCCCCATCGCTCCCGTCGCGCCGCGCGGAGAAAATGCTGCAAGACGTAGAGCGCGAGCCGCAACTCGCACCGTCGCCCCACCAGCCGCCGAAGAGAACGCGACGCAAAAAGCCAAAGCACGAGCCGCGCTTGGTACTATCAATATCACTGTTGTATACCGACAAGTCACTCCAAGTATACCCATCCATATACATATTATTCCCGCTATGTGACGATGACATGGATTCCAGTAAGTCGCTACCCCATTGCAACATATACCCAGCCGGGTCTTCGATCCCATAATTGCTAATCATGCGACGTCCGGATGTAGTTACGTGGCCACCAGTCGTATTGTAATCTTTCGAGCCGCTGACGTTTACGCCTTCCTCGATTCCTTTTGCAAAGTGCATGAAGTCTTCACGGGAAGGTAAATGTTTACCTATTTCAGCAAAGCGTTCGACAAAAAGTTCGCCATGGAATTTCGGTGAGCTTTCCCCGTCGCAGATGACGCCATCGTAGGCAGATACCAGTTTACTGCCATCCCATGATGCAAGGTAAATATCAATCCAGCGACGGCCATCAAAGACCATACCTTCTGGTGACGATATAGGCCGATGACGCAAGTCCCATACGCTGGCTGGCAGAATATCTCCTGCGACATATCCAGACAAAGGATGACCACTAATTGTCCCGACATCGGTACATTCGCAATGAAACCCGCCCACTTTACGAGAATTTGTCGCTGTATACCCAGTTGGAATAGTACTGTTAGCTGACAATACAATTTTCGGTACGGATGTATCTGTTTGACATGCGTAGATATAAAAATCCTTACCCTTGCGGTTGGCCGCCGTGGCATAGGTGCTATCATCCCAGACGTCCGCTGATGCAATGTCTATGGTACTGCTATCTTCTTGGATAAACCCTAAATTCCCTACGTTGACATAAAGATGTGATGGGACTGTAAGTGTTGTTTTTACCCCGCTAAAACAGCTGTCACGCATGTAACAGACTGGCAGGGCGGCGAAAGATCGTGAAATGATTTCAGCCGCGTAAATTGTATCAAAGTGTTGAGTTCCGCCTAATGACCGTACGACGAATTTAGCCGTACCGTCCGTAATTTCCTTTGTCATTTTAACCTCCGTAACATACATAATAGACTACCGTATAAGACTTTGGCTGCACCGTATCAGCCTTGCCATATATTGGATTCGACTGAGATGCATCAAAATAAAATAAGCCTGACGATGTGCCAGTTTCATCATTCTTGTCACTTATGCTTCTACTCACCCCACCGCCATCTTCATTCCATGTGAATGCGCCATTTTTTCTTTCATGCTCATGACCTTCGGGCGTATAGCAATAGTAGTATCCGGCGCTACCTGTAATATTAGGAATTCCGGCATCCTTACTCATCCCCGGGGATCCACTCCCTTCTAAGAAACATCCATTATTTAATGTGGGCGTTTTCCCGTCCGTAAAAATTTCGGCCAACAGTGGATACTTGGTTTTATCAAAAGCGGACCCATCACATGGCAGCAGGTATTCATAGTTTTTTGGTGTTGTCGTTTTCGCAATAATGTCTCCGACTTCATACCGGCACCTGTTATCTCTCACTCTCCAATGTGCAGTACCATCGGTCATATTAGCTATTACCCCCCCCCGTAGAAGACACGTCGCTGAAATTCGGCTCTTCATCGCCCGTAGTGCCAGCCGTTATACACTCTAAGTAGGCCCATGACGGAAGGTTCGCCGAGTACGCAATATCACCGATTTCATATGCTTTATTACGCTGTAAAGTCGTGATTCCATTTGTCGTTAACGTCTTTGCGTTTACGTTTTTCCATTTTTTCGATTCTGTCCCGATGCATCCTTCTCCATCTGCACGCGGTACAATATTCCGTGTTGCCATTATTTAACCTCCCTTGGTTCTATATCCCCATTTTCATCTAATTCCCACCTCGAAGAGTAGGTAGGACTAATGGTTGGCATTAGATTTCCCGTTTCATCAATTTCAAAATAATTCTCTCCATCAAGTGTGACTTTTACCCAATTCAGTGATTCAGAAGGTTTTTCACCTATAATATTGTCCCCTATGCACCGATAAGTATTTCCATCGGTATATGCCACAACGTCCGGGTAATTATACGCGTTGGCTGCGTTCCATGCTTTCGCACTTGCTGCATAAGCTGTCGCCGAATAATTGCCCGCTTCTCTTGCTTTTTCAATAGCAATGAGTGCTTGTTTAGTGGCTTCATCAGCTTGTGCTGTCGCTCGTTCATGTTCAGTGGCAGATTTACTGGCTTCATTAGCTGATTTTTCAGCGTATATTAGCGCCAAAGACGCTTGTTTTGCTGCTTCAACGGCACTAATAGGTGCTAAATTCACACGATAAATCGTTTCTTGCAGCATCATGACTATCCAGTCCATCCCCTTTTCAATCAGAGAGAATGGTATTTTATCTGGCAAGTCTATATTGTTTTGTAGCGGTGTCTCTCTTGACAGCCGTATTCTCATGTTTGAGCTAATCGCGTTACCCTGTACCGGATAGGTATATACATTATTTGTATTATCAAATTCAAAGTTGGTCGTTATTTCTGTTTCCATTCCCGTTTCATCTACTAAATATCCATGTATATCAGATTCTGTCCGATACGGATACGGGTAGGAAAATGTTGTTTGTTTACCATCTCCTTTATAGGTAATATCTACTTCTGTAGCTTGAATCATTGTTTATCAGCTCCTTTCTTTTTAGACTTATTCTCCTTCGTCCGTTCTTTCGCCGTTTTATAGCGCCGGTCGAAGATGACAGCATTGGCCAAGGCGGCCAGGCTGCGGTCTGTATCAATCATGCTGAAGCGCATGATCGCCCAGAAGCCGTCGGTCAAGGTGTCCGGCAATCCGACAAAGCGGTTCAAAGCACGGTTTGCGGCTCGGGCTACGTCGGTGGCGTCCTGGTTTTTGGATGATGCTGCTTTCGAGGCTTTCATGAGTTCGTCTACAGCCGATACGGCCAGGACGTTGCTGCTGTCGTAGTTCGGTAATCCGAACATATGATTTCCGATGATTTCGGCGGCATCGCGGACGACGGGGATACCTTGTACAGTGTTGGTCATGAATTTGACGCCCATTTTTTTGAGCAGTTTGTCCAGGTCATCCCCGGAGACGGCCGAGCGATACAGCTGTTCAAATACGCTGTTCAGGACAATCCAGTACAGCATTGCGTTGAACATGGCCAGGCGATTGCCCGACTTCCATTTGTAGCCCGCATCGATGAGGGCATTCATGACGGTATTACAGTATGAGTAGAAGGGCGTAATCTGCGCGACGAGTCCATTTTTTCGTTGCAGTTCGGCCTGGTCTTTTACCATGCCGGAGCCGAGAACGTCGCGTACGGCCTGGTCTGCTTCAAAGAGTGCCTGGTCGCGCATCAGTTTTTCGTCCGTCTTCCCAGCGTCGATTTGCTGCCGGAGGGATTCTTCATACTGATATTTCCACAAAGCCAGACTGCACATGAGGTCGGTTTCGGTGATGAATAAGTAGCCGTAGCGGTTGAGTGCGTCGCGAGCTATACGCGCCTTCTGCCCTGCCCGGCTGGTGTTTTTCGGCATAGTCAGGCGCATTTTCTGCTGCATGTCTTTATCTATGGTGTTGATACGGTCCGCCATGAAAGGCGAGTGTTCCATGACAAAGCGGCGATTCCGATTGTAGGTCGGCGTCCCTTTATAAAATCCAATGCCAAAGTTCACCATGGCTTTTACTGTATTCCATACTCCAATGCGATTCATCATTGGCAGGATGTTCAAGCCGTTCAAGATGGCTGTACTGTTTCGATAGGCCATAACAGCAAAGGTCGTGTTGCGACGCATGTTTTCCAGCATACGGGATATTTTATCTGTTTTCTGGACATCGGTCTTCCAGCAGTCTTTCGCCCACTGTTTAATGGACGCGTAGGTCTTCATGCCATAGTTCTCCTGGACAGCCGCTTCCACGTCCGGATGTGATATTAATTTGTACACATCAGTGACGGCTTCGCGCATACAGATATGGTGAATGGCTTCGTTGACCGCCGATGGCCATACATCCAAACTCTTATAAAGAATCTGGTTTTTGACTTGCTTCACTCGTTTCTTCGTACTGCCCATACCAATGCCCATAGTCGAAGAGCCGGACAGCTGTGTTTTGACAATGTCATCCAGTTCCATTTCATTGGTCCGCGTCGTAAGCTGAGGGTCGTAGACAATCGGATAGTACCCGCCGCTCACTTTGCGGCCATTGATGGTATACGGTTTCGCCCGGACACGTCCCATGCCGGAACCGTACAAGCGTTCCTGGACTTTATTCCGCTCCGGCCAGTATTGTTCCAGCTGGCTCCAGATTGCTTCCAAGAAGTCCAAGTCCTTATTGCTTAAAGCCCGCGAGAAAATATCCTCAATCGTGGCTTCATTGGCCTTCTGTGCTTCGTTCTTGACGTGTCGGTTCGCTTCATCAAGGACGCGCTGCCGGCCTTCCTGGTTGCCCCAGTTCAAGGCCATGACGAGGAGCTGTTCTTTCGTGAACCGTTCGACGCTGCCGACAGCATACAGTTTCTGGCTGCGCATCTTCCGCCACTCCGTATTCGAGTACATATGATAGATCCGCGCAAATTCCCGGCACGCTTCCTGCTGCATGGTGAGTTCCCTCCGGCTGGCCCTGTCGATAGGCTTATAGATGAATTGCATCCAATCATCACCCATGTTCCGAAGCAGCGTTTCGATTTTTGTCAGCGATAACAAGGCGTCGCTGAGCATTTCTTTTCCCCGACCTTTGCGGTTCTGGTCGTTTCGCTCTTGTTCAGCATCCCAGTTTTCCCGGTGTGGCAAAGACTTCACCAAGTGGGCAGCGGCATCGGAAATGGCGATGACGCTGCCGTCTGTATCGGTAAGGGTATTGGCTTCGTAATCGCGGCGGGACACTTTATTGACAGCCCGGATAGCTTCGTTAATGTCCCGGAATTGGGCCATGGTTAAATCTTTATCGTATTGGATACGGTCCTTTCCATCGACGATAGCCCGAATCCAGGGCGCTACCAATTCGTCCGGCTTCGGTGCCGTATTCTGGCCCGTCGCATAGTCCGGCGACAGGTCCCGATAAATATAGGCCCAGTTCAGCGGGACCGGATTCCCTTTATCATCCAGCGGCGGCCGGCCGTCGCGGTCCGTCATGCCGAGGTTATAGGCCAGGTGTTGGATGAAGTACCTTGCATGAGGTCCCATGCGCACCGGATGATCGGCACGGCCTAATTGTTTAAGTATCCCTTTAATACCGTAGATTTCCTGACCATTCATGTCGAGGGAACCGCTTTCCCCAGCCATGGCCCGGCGGATATAATCGGCATTATCTTTGGCGGCCCTGGCCATAGCATAGAATTTCTGTGCATTGGCTTTTTCCATGACTGCCTGCTCGAAGGATCCGGCACTCATGTACTGGTCCGCCCGGTGACTGGCCGCTTTGGCTTTGATTTCATAGTGCCGCCACGTCGTCGCCTCCGATACTTTCATCGCATCCATTTCTTCACGAGCCAGTCGTAACATGGCCATGTCACTGCCCTGGACCATGTCACGGGCCTGATTGAGGCCGTGGATGACATCGTTCAACGAGTCCTTCAGTCCCTTGATGATCCTGGCATTTTCCTTCTTATTCGCCTGGTCCTTTTCTTTTGTGTCGGCCAGCTGCTTCTTCAGCTCTTTGATTTGCTGGTTCTTTGACAGGATACTGTCCTTCAGTGCGCCTTTTTGTGCGGCAGTACGGTCGATTTCGACGCCCAGGATTTTCCGGAGCTGTGCCGCAATCTGCGCATCGGTGCCGGATACATTGCTGACTTCGCGAAGGGCTTTGACACATTCCGCAATATAGCCGTTCATTTTTCGGCGCATAGCGGCCGCTTCCAGCTGATTCAAGGCCATCTGTCCGTTTGTCGACGCTAACATCTCATCAGCTTCTGCACGTATCATGTCCGGCGTCATGGCCATGTCTTCTTCATAGGTCTTGCGGATGGATTCTACATACTGGTCCGTCCGTTCTTCCAGGGAACCGCCGGCGGCTTTTAGTGCTTGTTTAAATT